TTATTTTAACACTCTGCCCTGAGCGTCAGTGAAGTTTCCCTGAAACAAATTTATCATATCAACTATTGCTCCAATAAAGAAACCTCCGAAAGTAAAGAAGTACAGCAAACCTGTGCCAGCTTTGCCTACATAAAATCTGTTCAAACCGCCCAAGCCTAAAAAGGTCAGCAGGCAAAGTATTTCAGCTGTGCTTTTGCTCTTAGGGCTTATCTGCTCAACAGGAGCTTGCGGTGCGACCTGCTGGACGTTTGTAACGTATGTGATGTGCTGAACGATATTGCTGTTATGCTCAACGTGGTTATCAATTTTCTGCGGCTGCGGCAGTTCGTGACCGCAATATTCACATACCGCTACGCCTGGTGCGTTTTCACCTTTACAATTTGGACAAGTCATAATTTTTCCTCCCTATAAACCGACTTTTGTAAACAATTTATTGAAATCATTTACAATGTCTTAAATTGGTGATATAATGTATTTGTAATCATGCAGGAGAAAATTCTGTGTGTTATCCCTGTCAGTATTTGCGGTACTGGCGGGGATCTTTCTATTTATAAAGATTTTATAACTGTTTTTACGATGCCGAGTATTCTTATGCGGTCTCTTTCTGCACCGACAAACTCTCTTGGCTGATATTCGGGATTGAATGATACAAGGGTTATCTTGTCATCAGAATACTTGACTTTCTTCACGACGCCGTTTTCACCGTCGATAAGGGCAACAACTACCTGTCCGTCCTCAGCCCAGTCCTGCCTTAATACTTGTATCTTGTCGCCGTTCTCTATCTTCGGATACATACTGTCCCCCGAAACGACAATGCACATTGTATTCTTAGCTTCTTCCTCGCTGACGATATAAAGTGGCATATAGCCTACAACATAATCGTCAGCATAAGCACCAAACCCAGCCGACACGCTCTCATATATAGGTATTATATGTACGTTGTCTTGCGGGAGTATGGTTGCGTTAGAGTCTATAATATGAGAAGAATGTTTAGGGCTAGGATCATCAGTTTTTAATGCAAGATATTCAGGATTAACATTCAACTCAATAGCGATTGATTCAAGAACAGGCAATTTTATTCTGAGAATTTTTCCTGCCTCATATCTTTGGATAGTTGATTTGTTCAATCCAAGACGGATACCAAGTTCTTCTTGTGTAAGTCCTTTTTCTTCTCTTGCAGCTTTTATTCTATTTCCAATTTCTATGGTATTCAAATCTTGCTCACCTGCTTTCGTTATAATGATTATATCACATTAAATTGCATAATGCAATAGCTTTTTTGAAAAAAATAAAAAAATGTTGCAAAATGCTATTGACAAGTGAAAAGTTATGTGCTATTATGATAATGCAGTAAGTTGCATAATGCAACAAGAAAGGAGGCTGGCATATGGTAAACACGAACAAGATCAAGGGTAGAATGAAGGAGCTTGAACTGACCCAAGCTGACGTTGCACATTGTTTAAACATAGCTCAACCCACAGCTAATCAGAAAATAAACAATGTTCGTCCGTTTGACTTGGACGAGGCTGAGAAACTGTCACACTTGCTCCACATTGATGCTGGAGAGTTCGGCAAATATTTTTTTACTCAGTGAGTTGCATAATGCAACAAGTGATTAAAGAGGGGGTGAGAGAAACGTGGAAAAGAAAATTACTGCTACTCCAAGAGGGTGTGACAGTGCCAGAATTGAGCAGGTGATCGTAACAAGAGCCTTGAAAGGTGCAGGAACAGAAAATGACCCCTGTAGAGAGGTCATTCAGTATTGGACTCTTGACGGAAAATTGCTCTGCGAAAAGGATTAATCAGATTTTCCTACAAGTTGTTCAGCTTTTTTTAGTTCAAGCTCTGAGTTTATGTATGAAACAATGGCATTAATAAAAGCTTTTAAATGCTCTATATTGTAATCTTCGTGTTGACGGCAATAGTGGGTTTCGTCATTACCGATCCAAGCAGAAGCTTTTGAAAGGGTTTTTATCTTTGGACTGTCTATGAAGTTTTCGATACATTGAGCTAACGGTTGCTTTTTGATTTTTTCTACTTCTTCTGGGTGAAGATTAATCGCAAAATCTTTAACCAGAAATTCAAGAGCTTTTCTATAACCCATACCGCATATTTCAGTTAGTCCATTTTGTTCAGCTTGAAACGATTCATTATAAATTTTGATAAATCCAGGTGATATCTCAGAGATGTCAGTATCAAAATCTATGCGTTCTGAGGTTTCTGGAATTATCCTGAATGGAATAAGCGTTTCTGCAGGGTAGCCCTTATATATAGCCATAAATATTTCTTCGCAACTAGGACACAAAAAGTTTGCATAAATAGTTATTGAGCCACCATAAGTGGGCCTGATGTGGAAGCTTTTTAGATGCTTAACAAATATGTTTTGTGAACAATGAGGACAAAAACAAGGAAATTGTATATTAAATTCAATATCATCATCTTTGTAAAGTGCGTTGTTTGAAGTAATTACATCAGTCATAGATTTACACATCCTTTATTTATGATAAATGTATTATACCACACAAAGTTAGATTTTTCAAGGAGGTACAAAAATGAAACACTACAAAATTAAGCTGACAGACAAGTTCAGCGGCGTAAGGCTGGTAACAGTCACGGCAAAGACGGCAGGCGAGGCTATGGACCTTGTTGACCGCTCAGAGGGCGAGAATATCGCCGTTATCGAGGAGCTTGTCTAGCATAGTACAACCCCGATATCCAATAGAATTGAGTAGGAGGTGATAAAAATGCCGAAATATCCGCCTTTAAAAGTCATAAGGCACGTTTCGTTCGACGGTGGCAAAAGCTACAAACTTTGGGACGATTGCACGGAGCAGGAGCGGCAGGCGGCTGCGGACAGTATCGGACGCAAGCTTGCAGGAGCGCTGCAGGATATGGTCGGGCGTGACCCGTCGCTCTGGGATAAGCTTTGCGAAACGGCAAGAACTGAGCACCCTGAATGGATAGCTTAAAACACAGGACGTTTAAATGAAAGGACGTGAGAAAATGAACAACCTGATAACAACGTTGGAGATCATCAGATATGTGTCAGCCATAGCACTGTGTGTGGCGCTGGTTGCACTGGCAATCTATGGACTGTATCGCAACGTTAAAGAGACCGCAGAAGACACAGTTCGTGAGGAATTAGAGCGTGCGGTGAGAGAAGCAGGCAGACCCATAGTCAAGGTCGAAGTTGAAATGAAAGGAAAGTGGTAATGAACATTGTAGGAATACTGCTGATAATAATAGCTGTGCTTGCAGGCATAGATGTAGTGATGTATCTTGTGCTGAGCGTGGTGGATAGGCACTGGGAGAAACGTTTTGAAAAAGAGGAGGACGAAAACGATGATAGTGATGAGAGAGGTATTTAAGAGGGACAAGCCCCTTGACAACGGCAGCGGAGCGGTCAATATCTGCGTGTTCCATTCAAATGTCAAGCCTGACGAGTGCGGTGCGCTGACAGTAACGCCAACGAAGGACTACTGCCGCAGATGTGCATTCTACAAGACCCGTGAGGACTTCGACAGAGGGCTTGGCGATGCCGCAAGGTCGCTGAGGGATAAGGGGCTTGAACCTGTGAAGAAGATGGACTATGACGGCAAGCAGTATATGAGCGTACAGCCGATAAGGGAGGATAAAGATGATAACGAAAGAGGAGTTTGAAAAGGCGGTGGAGTACTGTACAGGATTTGCTGTTAGTTGCGAAAATTGTCCGCTATGCGAAAAAGATTTTAAGTGTGGTGCGTATTTGGCAGAGTACCTAAAAGAAAACGAGCTTGCACCTGCGGCAACAGGCACGAGCTCGGAGGTATCAAAAGATACCGATTCAACACACCTTGATGATAGCACAAAAGAGAGGATTTGTCAAGAGGCAGAAAAGGCTTACAAGGCTTGCGAACTGATACTGGAAATTTACGAACGTATGGACGATAGCGAGCAGAAAGACTTCGATCTGGGGCAGTCATATCGGGCAATGGTTGAGGTGAAAGAGGAGCTTACGAGGATAGGAAACGGCGGTGACGGCAAATGACTCTGATAGAAAGACTTAATGTCATGGTTGACATGGCATTAATGGAGCAGAAAATGAAGGAAACACAGTTATACGATACTGTTACCGACGGTGTCTACCCCATGATGACAGGCAACGTGTGGACGTCTGACGGGACAATATCGGGTGTTCAGATATTTCCGCCTGACATTCACGCAGTAGCGGAAGAGGTCGGTGCTGAGGTGCTGGAAAACGGAACTGAATCGTATTTCATGTACAAAAATATCGCATTTTTCAAGTACAAAGGCGGTGTTCCAAATGCGTAGCAAATACAATACCTGCGTGGGCTGTACAGCCATAGGTCTGCCTTGCAAGCACTGCGGACTTGACCGCAACGTCACCGCATACAACTGTGACAAATGTGGCAACGAGATAGACCCTGAATCAGAGTGTATGTACATCTGTGAGAATGTGGAGTACTGCAAGGATTGTTTCAGAGAAATGCTTATCGACCGCATATCTGAGAACGAAGACGTAGAAATAAGTGATCTGGCGGCTCTGCTAGCTCTGGACTACAAAGAAGATGATCTTTATGATTATGACGAGGAGGACTATGACGAATGAAAAAACAAATGTCTGCGGAAGATTACCGCAGTGACGGAGCGTTCAGCCGTTCTCAGCTTTTCAAGCTGTCAAAGTCGCCTGCACACTTCAAGTACGCCCTTGAAAATCCCGAAGTAGAGACCCCTGCGCTTGCTTTCGGTACAGCCTTTCATGCTTATGTCCTTGAAAAGGACAAGTTCGACAGCGAGTACATAGTCGCTCCGAAGCTTGACAGGCGTACCAAAGAGGGCAAGGCGCTTGCTGCTCAGATAGAAGCAAGCGGTAAGATACCCATAAGCGAGGACGCTTTTGCACAGATACAGGCAATGGCTGAAAGTGTGATGTCAAACAAGTATGCTGCCGCTTTGCTTAACGGCGGTGAACATGAAAAATCATACTTCTGGACGGACAAGCTCACGGGGCTTAAACTCAAATGCCGCCCCGACTGCCGAACAGATTTAAGGTCAACGTCTGTCATAGTAGACCTAAAAACCACAGAAAATGCCGATACAGACAGTTTTATGCACAGCTGCATAAAGTACGGCTATGACTTGCAGGCAGCTATGTACACAAAGGGTGTGTCAGAGGTGGAAGGCAAACAGCATAGATTTGTTTTTATCGCTGTTGAAAAATCACCGCCATATGCCTGCAACGTCCTTGAAGCCGACAACTTTATCATACAGAAAGGCACAAAAGACCTTAACGACTATCTTTACACTCTCAAAGAGTGTCTTAAAACAGGTAACTGGTACAGCTACAACGGCAAAAACGGCGATTTGAACGTCATAAGTTTGCCTGGTTGGCTGGCAAGAGAATACGAATAGGAGGACAAAACAATGGACGAAATAACAAACGCAGTAACAGTAACACCGGAAGTACCGCAGAACAGCACTATGCCCCTTGACAACATCAATCAGGGTACAGTCGCAATCGAAGCAAGCAGAGCCATTGCAGAAGCACAGGGTAAGCTTGTTATCGCAAAGAGATTTCCACGCAACGAGATACAGGCTTTTGCCAATATGAAGAAAGCTTGTCAGCGTATAGGGTTGGCGAATAAGGCTTTCTACAGCTATCCAAGAGGCAACGAAACAGTTTCAGGACCGACTATCAGACTTGCGGAGGAACTTGCAAGGTGCTGGGGCAATATAGACTTCGGTATCAAGGAACTTTCTCAGGACAACGGCAAGTCAGAAATGCAGGCGTATGCTTGGGACTTGGAGACGAACACAATGTCGGTGCAGAATTTCACCAATCCGCACGCAAAGGAAGTCAAGGGCAAGATAAAGACCCTCACAAGCCTGCGTGATATCTATGAGAACAATGCCAATATGGCAGGACGCAGGCTCAGAGCAAGGATACTTGCGGTGCTTCCTGCGGACTTCGTTGAAGAGGCTGTGGCGGAATGTAGAAAGACCCTTGCAGGAAAGAATAATATTCCTCTTACGGATCGTGTAAGAAAAATGGTGGTCGAGTTCGAGAAGCTGGGCGTTACACAGGATATGATAGAAAAACGTCTTGGCAGAGGTCTTGACACCATGACAGCCGAAGATCTCACCGACTATATCGGCATTTTCAATTCGCTTAAAGACAAAAACACAAAGGTTTCTGAGTGGTTTGAGTATGAGAAGATATCTACAGATATCTCAGCAGAAATTGACCAGCTCCAGACCGAGAAAGAACAGGTGCTTTAATGCAGGCAAGATTACCCGACGGCTCTGTTATCATCAGTGGTTTTCTCGCAAAGGACGCAGAATACAAACAGGTGGGCGGCAATAACTCGTCGCTCACCAAGTTTTCAGTAAAAGTGGGCGAACGTCAGCCAAAGGTGCAAGGTGAGCGTGGTGAAGCCGTATGGGTGAACTGCCAGTGCTGGCACTCTGTAGCAAGAGCCACAAAGGCGCTGAAAAAATTTGACGTTGTGTTTTGTGTGGGCAAGGTGGAGAAAAAGCCATATACCGGCAAAGACGGTAAAGAAAAAGTTGACGTACATCTTGTGTGCGAAGCCGTTTTTGTACAGCCTACCGCAGAAGCAGCACCCCCGCAAGAGCTAGGCGGTGACCTTTCCGACTTTGAGGAGGTGTTGAATGATGAGGGAACGCCATTCTGACGATATCATTGACGTTGATGCGAACGAGGAAAAGCATTTTGATATCGACATGAGCGACGCAGAAGCGGTGAAAAACGCCGTTGCTGTAAAGTATACAAAAGACGATTTCCTCTACACAGAGAAGCCATACGAAGCGATATACGATTACAAAAACGACCCTTTCATGCACAATCTGAAAATTGAGCAAATGGCTCAGCAGGCGGCAGAGGTGGGCGTAAAGACATTCAAAGGACTGTATAAAAACTATGTCAAAATGCGAGAAATGCAGCGTGGGGCGAACGTTATCATCAATAACCCCACTGCGTTTTCAGGTCCATATATGCAGCTTGACGCAGGCAAGTATAACGTTGATGATGGTGGCGTGTATCTTATTGACGAAAGCGGTAACTATCACGTTATCTGTCACCACCCGATCATACCCTTTGAATGCTTACAGAACATTGACACAGGCGAGGAGAAGCTCAACATAGCTTACCGCACTCGTGGAGAGTGGCAGGAAAAAGTCGTTTCAAAGGAGATACTATATAACAGCCGAAACATTTCACAGCTAGTTAAATGCGGTGTTGATGTGTCTTCTGAGACCGCCAAAGAGCTTGTTTCATATTTCCAGGAGATAGAGAGCCTTAACCGCAATTCTCTGCCGCTGAAAAGATCAGTGGGCAGGCTTGGCTACATAAACGGCGCAGGCTTTTCACCATACGTTGAGGGGCTGACCTTTGACGGAGAGCAGAATTATTCCACCATTTTTAGCGCTATAAAAAGTCATGGCAGTTATGAGAAATGGAAAAAAGTCGCTATAGATTGCCGCAGGAAAAGCGTGATTGCAAAGATATTTCTTGCGGCGAGCTTCGCAAGTGCGCTTATTCAGCCACTAGGCGGTCTGCCGTTCTTCGTTCATCTATGGGGCGTTGACTCAGGCACAGGCAAGACAGTTGCATTGATGCTTGCGGCTTCTGTTTGGGGAACTCCCGAAATGGGCGAATACATTCAAACGTTCAACAGCACAGTTGTCGGCCACGAGCGAACAGCAGCGTTTCTCAACAGCCTGCCGTTTCTCATTGATGAACTCCAGCTGAGCAAAGATAGTCATGGCAGAAGCCGATTTGACGTTTATCAGCTTGCTCAGGGTGTTGGACGTTCTAGGGGCACGAAAACAGGCGGAATAGAGCGTACACCGACATGGCGAAACACTATCCTTACCACAGGCGAAAGCCCCATAGTGGGCGGTTCAGCAGGAGCAGGAGCGGTAAACAGAGTTATCGACATTGAATGTACAGCAAACAATATCGTGATAGCAGACGGCATGGCAGTATCAGCAGTGATAAAACAAAACTATGGCTTTGCAGGGCGAGAGTTCGTTGCAAAACTGTCCTCACAAAAAGCCTTGACAATGGCACAAGAAGTCTATAACGATTATTTCTCCAAGCTCTGCAAGTCGGATACAACAGAAAAGCAGGCAATGGCAGCGGCAATGATACTCACAGCTGATATGATTGCAGAAGCGTCAGTGTTCAAAACGAACGAGCCACTAACAATTGACGATATCTCACCGTATTTGCAGACCAAAAAATCGGTATCAGCAGGTGAACGAGGCTATCAGTATATGTGCGATTGGGTGGCTTCTAACAGCAAACGCTTTGCGACAGGCGAAGACAATAACGGCGAAGTGTTTGGACTTATCCAGGGCGATTTTGCGTATATTATTCGCTCAAAATTCGATGAAGCAGCTTCAAAACAGGGCTTCGACACAAGGGCATTACTTAGCTGGTTAAAATCTAACGGCAAGATACTCGTGAGAGGGCGCAACAATACTCGTGGCAAGCGCATCGGTGGCGTGAACGTTGAGTGCGTTGTGCTGAGATTGCCAGATGAAACACCGGATTATTACACCGAAGAAGAAATGCGTGGGACGGATATATCGGATTTCGGCATTTTGTGAGACATAAGTCCCACGAGGAAAACAACGTAAATGCGTGGTTTTCTGCATAGTGTGGGACTGTGGGACATTTTCCCCCTATATATACCTGTTTTAAATAGGTGATATAGAATCACGGCTTTGTTCACACATCGTTAAAATGTATGTGTGTTTTCCTATATAGGAAAATGTGCGAATTTGTCCCACAGTCCCACAACACCCCGAAAAGTGCGTAAATACGCATAGTTTTCGTGTGGGACGTTTGTCCCACGCTGTCCCTCACGTCCCACATAAGGAGGTAAAAAACATCAAATGAATGCAAGAATAAAGCTCCGTGACTATCAGCAGGAATGTATAGATAAAATAACGCAGGCAAAACAGGGAAAACATCTTGTGCAAATGGCAACAGGTCTTGGCAAGACAGTGACTTTTGCAAATATACCACGTCATGGACGTATGCTTATTCTGTCGCACAGAGAGGAACTTGTAAATCAGCCGCTGAAATACTTCGACTGCACAAAGGGTGTTGAAATGTCAAAGTACCATACTGACGGCAGCGAAGAGGTGGTTTCTGCAAGTATCCAGACCATGACACATAGGCTTGACAGGTTTTCACCTGATGATTTTGATATCATCATAGTAGACGAGGCTCACCATGCAGCGGCTCAGAGTTACAAGACGGTCATAGATCACTTCACACCACGTCTTCTGCTGGGCTTCACGGCAACGCCTAACAGGGCTGACAAATGCAGACTGAATGATGTGTTTGATGATATCATATTTCAACGTGACCTGCGTTGGGGCATTGAACATGGTTATCTGTGTGATATCCTCTGCAAACGTGCTGACATAGGCTATGACCTTTCAGCGGTACATACACGGCTTGGCGACTACGCTCCGGGCGAGCTAGCAGAAGCAATGGACGGCACTGCGGATGCTATAGCACAAGCGTATAGAGAACACGCCAAAGGTGCAACGCTTATCTTTGCGGTATCGGTAGAACAATGCTACGAGATAGCAAAACGCATCGAGGGGGCTGAGGTAGTCACAGGTCAGACTAAGGACAGGGCTGACATTATACGCCGTTTTACTCAGCGTGAGATACCTTGTCTTGTGAATTGCATGGTGTTCACTGAGGGTACTGACATTCCCCTTGTGGAAACTGTTATCATAGCAAGACCCACACAGTCAGATGCGTTGTATACGCAAATGGTAGGCAGAGGGCTGAGGCTGCACCCTGACAAGGACAAGCTCACACTCATCGACTGCGTAGGAGTAACAGGCAAAGCAAGCCTGAGAACAGCTCCAAGTTTGCTCGGTATTGACATTTCTGAGCTGCCAAAGAAGAGTCAGGACAAAATGGAGGGAATGCTATTTGAGCTTCCTGAAAAGGCTACTATGATGTCGGATTGTCCTGAAAGCTGGATAAAGAATGTTCGTATCGTTGACTTGTGGGCGCAGGAGCAGAAGTATATCACTCATGATGTGAACTGGTTCAAGCTGCCAAGCGGCGATATGAAATGCAGTCTTGGTAAGGGAAAAACGCTGAGGATATCTGCACCCGACGCTTTGGGCATGGCAATATGGCAGGGACAGAAAATGCCTATGCAGCAGGCACTTGACGAGGCGTACACTCTTCTTTGCGAACGTGAGGCGGACAGCAAATACATATGGGACTTGAATATTTGTCGCAAGTGGGGCAAAGCACCTGCTACTGATAGTCAGAAAAACCTTATCCGCAGACGAGGCAGGAAGTATCTCAACAATTCGGATATCGACATAGAAAATCTGACAAAGTTTGAAGCAAGTCAGATACTTAACAGGATAATCAAGGGGTGAGGATATGGCAAGAAATGAAGACAGAGAGCAAATGACCCTTATCAAGTGGACGCAGCAGGCGAGCATACGCAAGGCTTATCCTGAACTCAAACTGCTCTTTCACATACCGAACGAACGTCATTGCGACCCAAGAGAGGGTAAAAGACTAAAGCTTATGGGCGTAAAGTCAGGTGTTCCTGACCTGTTTTTACCTGTGGCACGGGGCAAAAACAAAGGGCTGTTCATAGAGCTCAAAGCAGAGAATGGCAAGCCCTCAGATAATCAGATGTGGTGGTTTGCAGAGCTTGGCAAGCAGAACTATTTGGCGGCGATATGCTACGGCTGGAAGCAGGCGGCTGATATGCTAATGCACTATCTTGGCGGTGATGATAATGCTGGTCAAAACTGAGGTCATAAAGAAAGCAGACGAGCTGAACAGAATGGCGGCAAAGCTTCTGCCACTGCCAGAGGGACTGACGCAGGTGGAGCAGCTTTTATACAAGTCGCTTTGCATTGTGTATCGAGAGTTCAGAGCGGGGCAGATAGACAAGAAACAGGCGCTTGATGAAAAGCAGGAACTATACAGGGCATACATCAATGGGGCTTATGCACTTGATCTATGGCAGACATATGGGGAATATGCTAAGGTATTTCAGAAATGTCAGTACGAGATACATCATGACGGCTGTGAGGTTTGCAAGAGGCTCAATGATATCCTGTGTGGTATGGGGAGAGGCAAAGCCAATGAAACACACTGACCACGCCCTTTGTCGGCACTGCCGCCACGCAGTGCCGACAAAGGATAAGATAACAGGAGAATACCTCACAGGCTGTGCATGGTCCATAGACCGCAGACCTGTTGAGGGTTGGAGGACGTGTCAGCACAGAATGTATGAAGCACAAAAGGGAGGTATGTTGCATTCATATACTGTGACGGAATGTCCTGAGTTTGAGGAGGAATAAAAGTGAAAACACATAATCTGAAACTTAGCATAGAATTTTGTGACGCCGTTCTGAGCGGTGAGAAAACTTTCGAGGTCAGAAAGAATGACAGAGGTTTTCAGCCAGGAGATCTGATAAGATTTATACCGACTGACGGAACGTCTTATCGTAGCTCAGACGGCACAGTAAGAGAACACGCAAAACATGAGATATCAGGACATACATACAAGATAACATATATCCTCAACGGCTGGGGAATAAAGAATGGGTATGTTGTGCTGGGAATAAGGGAGGAATAAGAATGAAACGTTCAGAGTTAGAAAAATATTTAGGTCAGAAAGTTGAGATAAAACTTTTTGACGGTGATATCTTAAAGGGGGTCCTGCATAAGACAGGCGAAGAACAATTCAAGGATAACCTTAACTTGTACTTACCTCAAAAACGTTATTTTATGACTGATGATGTTGGGTCTTGCGTAAGTTGTATGTTTAGAAGTTCCCACGTTGTTTTAATTAGGGAGATAAGCGATGTCAGATTGGAGGTAAAGCATGGAACATGGGAGAATACAAACACACCTAATCAGCTTAGATGCAGTAATTGTGAAATCATTCACTTTATAGCTCAGTACCCACACGGTGAAATAAATTACTGCCCTAACTGCGGGGCTAGACTGAAAAGGTGATAACAATGCGTAAGAGATACAGAGAGGAGAGAGCCTATGGAAATAAATGACCCTATGACCATGTCATGCCTGAAAGCCTACCGCAGGAACGCCTCAGCCATTGAGGACATCAAGGCAGAGCTTTCGGGCAAGTACGTTGCCGACAGTATCAGCGTATGCACTCCACCGTCCTACACGCCCCACAGCACACGCATAGACGGCTTCTTACCAAACGGTGATACACTTTCACTGCTGTGCGAGCAGGCACGGTTAGAGCGTGAGCAGAGGGCTGTTGAGGAGTTTATCAAGGGGATAGAGGACTATCAGACACGGCGAATGTTTGTGCTGAAATTCATCAAGGGTAAGACGTACTTGCAGATAGCTATGCAGGTTAGTGGTGGGAGAATCACAGAGGACGCAGTTGAAAAGAAGATAAAAAGATATATTTCAAAAAAATCTTGATTTGTCGGTTTTGTCGGTTTTTGCTATGTTATAATTTAAACTGAGGAAAGTGTAGATGTACCTCAGACTTGTACTTTCATTGAAGTCACCTCCAATTTTCTAAGCCCCGTAAGGGGCTTATGCAGGTCGAGAGCGTGCCAGCTTAACATCTGCTCCACCATTTACAAAACTCCTTATAATATTTTCACAAGGGCGGCTGCATTTTGCGGTCGCTTTTGCGTTGTGTCGCAAAAGGTTCATAAATGTCGAAAACTTGAAGTATTGCATAAAAAAGGCAAAATGATTTTGTGCAGTAGGGAGAATTTTTGTTTATAACCTTGATATTTTATGCTTTATATGCTAATATATAGAAAATGAACAAAAGGAGGTTCTAAAATGGAACTTAGCAGAAAAGACAGAATAATACTTTTTAATCAGTATGAGATACTTAAACGCCTTGATACTGATAGCGCTGAACAATATGAGATATATCAAGACATTCTCGCACAGGGGTTTGAATATGAATATGACGATATAGGTCCGTCGTTGTTTGAAGTGCCACAATCAGTTTCCGAAAAAGTGTATGAAATTTTAGGTATGTTTAGACGTATGGTCTTCTCTTTTGACAATCTTGAAGATGTGACAGGCCTAGATCGTGAAGACTATATGTTCAGAGGCTTTGACGGAAATGAAGAAACAGAACATTATGTTTACGCTAAATGGCTTGTGAAAAATAATCACAAGTTTGGGGAATTTGAAAATTGTGAGTTTAATAGCCATTGGAACATATTGCCTAGGTATGAAGAAATGCTTGAAAGATTTTATGAAGTTACAAAGGATAAAGAAAAAGGTATTTATTCAACGAACTTATCTGCTGATGAATTAAATTATATCATTGACAAAAAATAATCTTACGAACTGCTACAACAATGTGGCAGTTCTTTTTATATTCCAAAACAACAAAAATCGAGGTGAGGTGAATGCCGAATGAAAAGAATTTAATAGTTCCAAGCTCGAGTGAAGCTCGAAAAAACGGCTCAAAAGGCGGTAAGAGATCAGGCGAAGTCCGCAGGCGTAAAAAGACTATGAAACAGGTGATGGACTTCCTGCTTGAACAGCCTGCCAATACCAGAGCGGACTATGAGTTTCTCGTGGAGCAGGGCATTGACCTTAACAGCCTTGACCCTGACTTCATAAATAATATGCTTCTTGTGAATGCGGCTCTTATGGCAAGGGCTAAACAAGGGGACGTTGCGGCGGTGAAAGAGCTGCGTGACATTATCCGTGATGACGATATGCTCAAACATAAGATAAAATACGATAACGCAAGGCTCAGGCTTGAAAAACAAAAGCTTGAGCCTGTTTCTATGCCTGATAAGGCGTACAGCGGTATCCCTGCGAGCCTTGTCGCTCCTGCGTTCTCGCCTGTCCTGTTCGATATTGCAGAGCAGGAACATTCCGAGTATGTTTTCCCCGGCGGACGTGGCTCGACTAAATCTTCATTCTGCGGTCTGAACGTTATCGACCTGCTGATGAAGAACGAGAATATGCACGTCTGCGTCCTTCGTGCTGTGGCGAATACCCTTAAAGACAGCGTTTATTCTCAGATACTCTGGGCAATATCTGCACTTGGTCTAGATGATGAGTTTGCCTGCACAAAGTCGCCCCTTGAGATCACACGCATTTCAACAGGACAGAAAATATACTTTCGTGGTGCTGATGACCCGCACAAGATAAAGTCTATCAAGCCGCCTTTTGGCTATATCGGCATCGTGTGGTTTGAGGAGCTTGACCAGTTCGGCGGTGAAGAAGCTGTGCGAACGATAGAACAGTCTGTTATAAGAGGCGGCGAGAGAGCATACAAATTCAAGTCTTTCAACCCTCCGAAGTCGGCTCAGAACTGGGCGAACAAATACATCAAAGTACCGAGAACGGACAGACTCGTTACCGAAAGCACTTATCTTACTGTGCCGAAAAAGTGGCTTGGCAAGCCTTTTCTTGATGACGCCGAATTTCTCAAAGAAACCAATCCCACTGCCTATGAGAACGAGTATATGGGCGTTGCAAATGGTACGGGTGGCAATGTTTTCGATAACGTCCTCATAAGAGAGATAACCGACAGCGAGATAGCGCAGTTCGATAACATCTATAACGGCGTTGACTGGGGCTGGTACCCCGACCTTTACGCTTTTGTCAGAGTGCATTATGCCCCTGCTCAGCACACGCTGTTCATATGGCAGGAGTACACCTGCAACAAAACAAAGAATATTGATACCGCAAAGCATTTGCTTGAGCTTGGTATCACAGCAAATGACCTTATCACCTGCGACAGTGCAGAGAATAAGTCTGTTGAGGATTACAGAGCATACGGCTTGCTTGCAAGAGGTGCAGAGAAAGGTCCTAACAGCAGGGAGTATTCATATAAGTGGCTGCAATCTCTGCGGAGTATCGTTATAGATAACAAGCGTTGTCCTGTGGCTTGCGAGGAGTTCATCAACTGCGAGTATGACAGGGATAAAGAGGGCAATGTTATAAGCGGCTATCCCGACGGCAATGACCACGTTATCGACGCCGTTCGGTATGCAATGGAAAGAGTATGGAAAAGGCGGGGTCAGTAAGCTATGGGCATTATTTCAAAAATAAGGGAGTGGATAAGCAGAATGTTTTCAAAGTCAGATATAAAGGGCGTTTACGGCATTGATATCGCCGTGACGGACAGTATGATAAGAGCTATTGACAAGTGGGATAGAATGTATGCAGGTAATGCAGCACCCAAGGGAGTTCACTCTCTGCGGCTTGAACACGCTGTTGTGAGGGAGTTTGCGAACACGGCTATCAATGAAATGACCCTGAAAGTTTCCAACGATAAGCTTGATGCCATAATGAAAAACGCCCTTGAAAACATCAATAAAAATCTGCAAAGAGGTCTTGCAACAGGAGCAATGATAATAAAGCCGCTGGGTGCTGATAAGGTGCAGTATGTTCCGCAGTCGCAATTTATTCCTGTGGAGTATGACGTGAACGGCAGGCTTATAAAGGTCATTTTCCCTGAGATAAAACGCATGGGCGATAATGATTACCGCATAAGGCTTGAATATCACGCTCTGGACTATGAAAAAGGGCTGACTATCACAAACAGGGCTTTTCGCTCCAATGACGGCGTATCTCTTGGTGCTGAGATACCTCTCACGGCTGTTGCAGAGTGGGCGGAGCTTATCCCTCAGATAGCCTATCCCCTTATGCTGCGACCCTCTTTCGGTTATTATGTCAACCCTATCGACAATACAGTTGACGGTTCACATTCAGGCGTATCAGTGTTCGCAGGGGCGGAAGAAGTCATAAGAAAAGCTGATATCCAATTCGGCAGGCTCGATTGGGAGTTTGAATCTGGGGAGCGTGCCATAGACGTTGACGAGGCTGTGTTAAGACCTGTGACAGACCCGTTCACAGGCAAGAAACGTGCAGAAATGCCTAAGCTCAATGAACGGCTTTTCAGAGGGGTAAACGTGTCAGCTGGCACGAGCGGTGACTTTTATCACGAGTTCTCACCGCAGTTAAGGCAGGCGGATTTTATCGCAGGACTTGAAGAATACAAGCGTGAGATAGAGTTTGCTGTAGGGCTGTCCTATGGGGATATCTCAAACCCTCAGACAGTTGACAAGACGGCAACGGAGATAAAGTCCTCAAAGCAGAGAAAGTTTGATACTGTCACGGCGATACAGAATAACCTCCGTGTCTGCCTCGAAGACCTGTGCTATTCGCTGGCGTTTTATAATGGGCTTACTCAAAGCGGTTATGAGCTGTCTGTGAACTTCGAGGACAGTATCCTTGCTGATGACGAAACAAAGCGTGCAAGCGACCGTCAGGACGTTTCTATGGGCATTATGCCACTGTGGGAATACCGAATGAAATGGTATGGTGAGAACGAGGAAACGGCTAAGAAAATGACCTCCGACAGCACCGCAGAGGTGATAGAATAATGCTCAAAGCAAGCGAGATAGAGCGAACTTCAATGGTTCTTGATAAGCCCCTGCGTGACCTTGAAATGCAGATAATGGAGGATATTGTCCGCAGGATAAAGATAAACGGTGAGATAACACGTTCGGCGGATTGGCAGATATACAGGCTTCACGAGCTTGGAATGAGCAAGCGTGAGATAAAGAAAGCCATTGCCGATAATCTTGACCTTTCCAAAGCTGAGATAAAGCATCTGTTCAAAGATATCCTGCAAAAAGGCTATGAATGGGACGATAGCATATACAATGCCAAAGGCAAAGCACGGATACCCCTTGAAGAAAATGAGGGCCTGCAAAGGCTGCTGTCGGCTGTATCGGAGCAGACTTCGGGGGAGCTTAAAAACATATCTCAGTCACTCGGATTTGCAGTAAAACAGCCTGACGGCAAACTTAAATTCACGCAGGTGGCTGACTTTTATCAGCAGAGCCTTGATAACGCCATAATGGGCATAGCAAGCGGAGCGTTCGATTATAATACGGTCATAAAGAAAGTCATTTCGGATATGACGAACTCAGGTCTTCGCACTGTGGACTATGCCACAGGCTGGAGCAACAGGGCAGACGTAGCCGCAAGGCGTTCGGTAATGACAGGGCTTTCACAGCTAACCGCAAAAATGAATGAGGAAAACGCCAAAGAGCTTGGCACAGACTATTTTGAAGTCACTTGGCACAGCGGAGCAAGACCCTCTCACCAAGAATGGCAGGGCAAGGTCTACAGCAAAAAAGAACTTGAAACTATCTGCGGTCTTGGTACTGTGACAGGTCTGTGCGGAGCGAATTGCTATCACGATTATTACCCTTTTATCCCCGGCATATCTGAGCGTTCCTATACAGACGAGGAGCTTGCACAGATGAATGCAGAGGAGAACAAGCCTGTTAAGTACGGTGATAAAGAGTACACAAAGTATGAGGCTTTACAGCGGCAAAGAAAGCTTGAGACTGCAATGAGAGCCCAGCGGCAGAAAATACATCTTCTTGAAGAGGCAGGTGCTGATGAGGAAGATATCATCAACGCACGCTGCCGATATCGTGGCACTTCCCAAGAGTATACAAGGTTTTCAAAAGCAATGGGTCTGCCTCAGCAGAGAGAGCGTGTGAACGCCGACGGACTGGGGAATATGGGGGTGGGAAAAACCAAGATAGACTTGACGCAAAAAGATTATAGTGATATAATTGATATGAAAGGTAAGATGTCTGATATAGACGTGCGAAAGTGGTATAAACACCACAACAAAAATATCCCTCAGCTTATCGACAAAAGCAAGTCTATTGAAGAGCAGGCAAGGCAAGCTTGTGAACTGCGTAACAAGTATCGCTTTCAGGCAAGAGAGTTAATGGAAGATCAAAAAGCTCGTAAAACCCTTGACCAGACCGACCCTATCATTTCTTTTGAAGACTTGGTATCAGATAAAATGGCACGAAAAAACATGAGCAGAGAAGAAGCTGTAGCAGACACTTTGAAGACCGCTGTAAAAACACGAAGATCAGTAGATAAAAGGTATGGATTGGATGATCAGCAATGAAAAAATATGAATACAATATTTGCACGGCTGCGGACAAAGAAATTTTTGATAAGCAATGTGCAGCATTGGAAAAGCATATCCCAGGCATTGAACGTTTCGATATGCTGACAGATGTTGACGGCTCACAAACGCAGATATACATATTAAACGGAAAGAAGATAATCGTACACAACAGTTATTATATTGACGCTGTGTACGTTGATTCAGAAGTTGAACTTACAGAGTATTTCAAATGATAATTTTACCGCTTGACTAAGGTCGGGCGGTATTTTTATACCCAAATATCGGAATTAAGCACCTTAACGGGTGCTTTTTTCATACCATTTCGTCCTTGATATGACGTTAAACTGTCAGACTTTCACACCGCAGACAGAGCGGTATATAAGCTATGTAGAAAGGACAAACATATGAAAAACATTTTTGAGATCCTTGCCGCTCTGGGTATCGTTATCCCTGAGGACAAGAAACAGGACATCACAAAACAGGTGGCAGAAAATTATAAGACTGTGGCTGAGTTTGAAAAGGTGAAAAGCCGCCTTGAGGTGGAGCGTGATAACTATAAGGACAGCCTTGATACCGCACAGAACTCTCTCAAAGAATTTGAAGGCGTGGACGTCAAGGAGCTTAACGGCAAAGTCGCACAGCTCACCGCTGACCTTGCTAAGAAAGACACCGAGTATCAGGCGAAGATATCTGATATGGAGTTTGACGCTACCCTTGATAACGCTATCTCGGCAAGCAAGGCAAGAAACGTCAAGGCTCTTAAAGCTTTGCTTGATGTGGAAACTCTCAAAGCTTCCAAAAATCAGGCTGAGGATATCAAGACGGCTATCGAGAACGTGAAGAAAGATAACGATTATCTTTTTGAAAGTTCCGAGCCTATCAAGAACCCGGTTGCTCCCACAGGGACGCCTGCCGCAGGTGAAGTGAGCAAGGAAACCTTTGCAAAAATGGGGTATATGCAGAGGTTGGAACTTAAACGAACAGACCCCGAAAAATACGAACAGTTGAAAGGATAGGATATTATGAAAATGACAAATGGCATTAGAATTTCTATGCAGTATTTCGCAGAGCAGACAAAGATCACCGACCTTATCGATCCTGAGGTAATGAGTGATATGATCGACGCAAAGATAGAGTCTAAGATAACTGTATCTCCCTTTGCGAAGATAGACAGAACGCTCGTTGGGGTGCCCGGAGACACTATCACAGTGCCGCAGTATAAGTATATCGGCGACGCAGTTGATGTTGCAGAGGGCGTTGAAGCCGAAACTGTCAAGCTTGAAACAGACTCCACTCAGGCTAAGGTAAAGAAAGCCATGAAAGCGGTGGAGATAACTGATGAAGCGCTTCTCAGCGGCTATGGCAACCCTGTAGGTCAGGCGACTTCACAGCTTGCAATGTCTATCGCTTCTAAGGTGGACGCAGACAGCATGGACGCACTTATGAAAGCCCAGCTCATCTATGACGGCTCGGCTTCTGCTATCTCTTACAGCGGCATTGTTGACGCTGTTGACAAGTTCAATGAGGAGCTGAACACCGAAAAGGCTATGTTTATTAACCCTCATCAGAACTCACAGCTTAGAAAGGATCCGAACTTCATTTCAGCAGATAAGTATGACGGCAATGTGGTAATGACAGGCGAGATAGGCAAAATAGCGAACTGCCGTATTGTTCCGTCAAAGAAAGTTTCACTTAACGAGGCTATCCCGGAACAGTATGTGAGAGTTGACAGCGATGCAGAGGGTGCAAAGGAAGTCGTTGCGGACAGCACAGCTTCACCAACTGCTTCACAGATAAAGCTCGGCTCAGTAACGCCTTGGGCAGATGGTTACGCTCCAAAGGTGGGGGACTATGTTGTAAAGAACGCCGCTGTCAAGGCTGGCACTTTCTACATATGCCCTATCATCAAGCTCAACGCTGATACCGAAACTGAGGACGAAACATCAGCACTGACTATCTACCTCAAGCGTGATACAAACGTTGAGACCGAAAGAAAGAGTACAAAGCGCTGCACAGATATATCTGCTGACAAGCATTACACTGTGGCTATTTCAGACCAGTCAAAGGTAGTGCTTGCAAGATTCAAGAAGTAAAGAGGTGCAGCAGTATGAAAGCATATGCAAACGAGAGCTATTATATAGGCGTTTATCTTTGCGGCAAAGAGCCTGACATATCTGCCGCTTTTAACTTCTATGCAATGCAAGCCACAAGTCTTATGAAGCAATATACCCTTGACAACGTTGACGAGAACGATATTCCCGAAGAAGTGAAAATGTGCTGCTGCGAGCTTGCGGAGAATATTTTCAAGGCAGAGCAGGAGGGTGGCACTCAGGGGGTATCTTCCGAAAGCGTAGGGGGCTGGTCAAAGTCATATGAAAGCTCAGATATCCGCAGACAGAATGCTGACAGAGCCGTTCACGATATCGTGTACAAATGGCTCAGCGGAACAGGGCTGCTTTACAGAGGGGTGAGGTAAATGCTTGCGAACAGCGATTGCACGGTGTATCTTTTCGACAAGCAGACAGAGGGATTTGTGCGGAAGTATGCAGAGAAAGTTTACTGGTGTGAGAATAAGTCGGGAAGTATCGTGAAAAGCGGTATGCAGACCTCAGACAGCACAAGGGTGTATTTCTATGATGATAATGCACCGAAAACCCCTGCAAAGGATATGCTTGTGAGAGGAAAGTGCGAGTTTGAGTTTGACAACCAAACGCCGCAGAGCATATCTGAGAGCATGAAAATGTTCCGTGCGGAGTATGACTTTGTTACGGTAATGAGCATTGATGATTATATGTTCGGTGGTCTGCCACATATGGAGGTGAGCGTGAAATGAAGATAGGTCAGCCTATGGACAGCAGGGCTATCACTTGGGACAAGTCCTTTGCAGGCAAGTATTCAGAACGTTTTGATAAGGCTCAAAAGTTCATTGACGCCGAGTGCATAAGGCATATGGTGAAGTATACACCTACCCTCAGCACGAATCTGAGAAAGTCTGCCACGAGAGGCACAAAAATAGGCAGCGGCAAGATACAGTATCTTGCACCTTACGCACGCTATCAGTATTACGGCAAGCTTATGGTATCATCTGTTACAGGCTCGGCATACGCCCGACATGGAGAAAAGAAAGTGCTGACGGACAAAGACCTTGTTTACAGCACTTTTAAAGAGCCACTTGCAGGCAAGCTTTGGTTTGAGCGAATGAAAGCCGACAAGAAAAAGCAGGTACTCAGAGGAGCGGCTGCGATAATGGGAGGCAAAGCGAAATGAACATAATCGAGCTTGTGAAAGATATTTTGCAGCAGTTCCCGAAAATATCGGAGGTTTGCAACGATATCCATATCGACTTTACCGACGATACGCCAACCAATTATGGCTTGTCCTCAACAGGCGACAGCCTTATAAGCTCTGATATTCTGGGCGGACAGACAAGACAGCATAACTTCATTCTCTATGCGGTGTATCAATCTATGAACGACTTTGACCGAATGTCAAACAGCGGCGTACTGCTTGAATTGCAGATGTGGCTTGAAAGCTATGCAGACAAGCACCGAGATACCACGTTCACTACCATAACAGAGGACGAGGAAAGGACAGGCGTTCTTGAAAAGCTCACCTGTGCAAACGGAATGATATATGCAATACCAAATGAAAACACAAACGATACTGTGCAGTATCAGTTACAGATAGCGGCACAGTATCAGATATAAAAGGAGGAAAACATATGCCTGATTATTCATACAAGAGCGGAAAGCTCAACAGAAGTCATCTTCTGCATTATCTTGACACTACATTCGCAGCGGTCGCTTCATCACCAAGCTGGTATCTTCTCGGTAAGGACGTTGAGGATGCAAGTGTGGCACTCAACCCTGACACTTCCACAAAGAAGAATATCCTTGATGAAACCACAGTTGAGGACAACGGCTATGAGCCTGAGTTCGACCTTGACACATTCTATGCAAAGCCCGGTGACGCACTTTACGAGAAGCTTAAAGATATCATGATGAATCGTCTTACCGGTGACGCCTGCAAGACAAGCGTGCTTGAAGTCATCGTTGACAAGACCACAGGTGCGTATGACGCATGGACGGAAGATGTCATCGTCAAGCCGCAGTCTTATGGCGGACCGCAGGGGGGCGTAAATATCCCGTTCAACTGCACCTTTGCAGGAAACAGAGTGAAAGGCTCTGTCACCTTTGCGGCAGGCGTGCCAACGTTTGCAAAGGCTACGGAAGAATAAACTATATGACAAACGTATGAAAGCACTTCGTTCAGAGCGGAGTGCTTTTTGTTTGCCGTAATACAGAAAGGACGATAGAAATGTCAATGCAGTCAATAGATTTTAACAGCGGCAATTACAAAGAGTACGCTATAAACGGCGATGAGAACAGAGTGATAAGGATAAACGTGTCAGACGTTGGTATCATCACCAGGATACAGGACGCTATGAGCAAGGCTGACAATATCGCAGAAGAAGTGTCAGAACGTGAGAAGAACGAGGACAGAACTCAGCTTCTCAAAGAGTATGACCAGCGTGCAAGAGAAATGGTCAATGACATATTTGGAACCGATGTGTGTACGGCGGCGCTCGGAAGCGTGAACGTGTTCTCTGTGGCTTCAAACGGCAAGCCTGTGCTTGTGAACTTCCTTGAAGCGCTTCTTGTTGTGGTGGTGCAGGAGATAAAGTCAGCACAGACGGCGGCTCAGATAAAGCTTGAAGAAAAGGTGGAGAAGTACATAGCTCCCGTTGCTGCTCAGCCTGCGGTCAACGTGGCGGAGCTTTCTGACGAGGACAAAAAGGCTCTGCTCAGGGAGCTGCTGAAATGATAGGCAACTTGCCCACAGCCCTTGAAATAGGCGGCAAAGAGTATGCGATACGCTCAGATTTTCGGGTCATACTGCGGATCTATTCAGCCTTTGCAGACCCTGAACTTGACGAGCGTGAAAAGTGCTATGTGTGTCTTAAATGCCTTTACGCTGAGGATATCCCACGAGAGCATTTGCAGGAGGCTGTCAACAAGGCTTATTGGTTTGTTGGCGGTGGAGATGTTCCGCAGGAGAGCGTTCAGCCTGCAAAGACTATTGATTGGGAGCAGGACGAGAGTATTATTTTTCCTGCGGTGAACAAGGCGGCAGGCTTTGAAACGAGGAATGCGGCGTATCTTCATTGGTGGACTTTTCTTGGCTATTTCAATGAGATAGGCGAGGGGCTTTTTTCGTCTGTTATAGGCATACGGCAAAAGCTTAACAAGGGCAAAAAGCTTGAAAAATACGAGCAGGAGTTTTACAGGAACCACCGAAATATGATAGACCTTAAACGAAAGCTCTCAGCAGAAGAGCAGAGGGCTGAAAACGAGGACAAAGAGTTTCTGAAACAACTGACGGGAGGTGAATGACAATGGCTGACGGGTGTTTGAATTTTGACACAAACATAAACAGCGAGGGCTTTGAAAAGGGCTTGAAAAGCCTTTCCGATATGGTGGGGGATATCAAGCCAAAGCTTAAAAGCCTTGCAATGGCTGTGACGGCAGCATTCTCCGTCAAGAAACTTGTGGACTTCGGCAGGCAATCCATAGAAACGGCCTCAGACCTTGCGGAAGTTCAGAACGTTGTTGACACGGCTTTCGGTGAATCAAAGCAGAAAATGGAGGACTTCGCTGACACGGCTGTCAAGACCTACGGCATTTCAAAACTCACCGCAAAGCAGACAGGCTCAAACTTCATGGCAATGGCGGCAGGAATGGGGCTTGCCAATGACAGTGCAAGCGATATGGCTATGGCTCTTACAGGACTGTCGGCGGATATGGCTTCGTTTTATAATGTTGGTCAGGACGTGGCAAGCACGGCTCTGAAATCGATATTCACAGGGGAAACTGAGACCCTCAAACAGTTCGGTATCGTTATGACGGACGCCAATTTGCAGGCGTATGCACTTTCAAAGGGTATCACGAAATCAACTGCTGATATGTCACAGGCTGAAAAAGTCCAGCTGAGATACAATTACGTTATGTCGCAGACGGCTCTTGCACAGGGCGACTTTGCAAAGACTTCTGACAGTTGGGCGAACCAGACAAGAATACTTTCTGAACAATGGAAAGAGTTCGGAGCGACTATCGGCACTGTGCTGATGAACGTTTTTCTGCCTGCTGTCAAGGCGATAAACAGTCTGCTTTCACAGCTCATAGCTTTGGCACAGGGGGCAGCGAGGGCACTTTCAGAGGCGTTCGGTTTTGAACTAAGCAACAGTGCAGACGAGGCTCAAAGCATAGTGAAAAGCACCTCTCAGGCGGCGGATAATTACAGCGATATAGCCGACAATGCACAGCAGGCTCAGGAGGCACAGAAAGGCTCTCTTGCAAGCTTTGACCAGATGAACAAGCTGAATGATGAGAGCAAGTCAGACAGCACTGGGGTCAGCGGAGCTGGGGAGATAATGCAGCCTTCCGGGACTAGCGTTGAGGTGGATACGGGTAAGGCAGATAAAAAGCTGTCTGACTTGTTCAAATCAGTAAGAACTCAGTTTGAAAAGCTTGCAGACTATCTTGATAAGAATTTTAAGCCTATTTTCGCCGATATATGGAGCGGACTTGAAAGAGAGAGCATTGAACTTGTTCAGATACTCGGCGGAGTTTTCAGCGATATAAAGTCGCTTTCCGAGCCGCTCAAAGCTTATTTTATAAACGATTTTACACCGCTTATGCAGACAGCTTTCAGCACGCTTGGCAAGATAGGCATAGGACTTTTTGACAGTTTCAATAAGGTGTTTTCTGATATCTGGAATGTGGCAGTGTTCCCTATACTGCAAAACTTTCTCACTGTAGGATTACCCCTAATAGCGGATTTTGGCACGCAGGTATGGAACACGCTAGGCGTACTGTTTGACAACATAAAAGAGATCTTCGATACCTTGTGGAACGGCGTTGCACAGCCTGTGCTGAACGCCTTGAAAACACTGTGGTGCGATACATGGCAGAGCATTTCAGACTTTTGGAACGAGTGGGGACAGCCTATATTTGACGGCATAAACGAGGGTATAACCACCACAAAGAACGTATTCCTCAATCTGTGGGAAACAGTCTTGAAACCTGTGTTTGACAAGCTCATGGACGTGGCTGACAGCGTTTGGACGGAGCACTTGAAACCTCTGCTTGATGAGTTTCTCGACTTTGTGGGAACGCTTATCACAAGCGTTCTGAGCATTTACAACAAAGCCATAGCACCTGTTGTGAACTGGCTTGTGAGCATACTCGGACCGATAGTCAGCAGTGTGCTTGGTAAGATAATAAAGACAGTGGGCAATGTCATAAGCAATATAATTGACGCCGTGAAGAACATCATTTCAGCACTAAAAGGCGTTGTGCTGTTCATAACGGGAGTGTTCACCGGTGATTGGAAAAAAGCTTGGCAGGGTGTAAAGAAGATTTTCAAAGGCGTATGGGACGCACTTGTTGACATAGCAAAAACACCTATCAATTTGATAATCGGGCTTATAAATGGTCTGACAGGTGCAGTTGAGGACGCTTTGAACTGGATAATCGACGGCATAAACGAGCTGAGTTTCACAACACCTGATTGGCTTCCCGGTGATCTTGGCGGTCAGACATTTGGCTTTGACCTAAGCCAAATTGATATCCCCGAAATACCCAAACTTGCCCAAGGTGCAGTGATACCGCCGAACTCTGAATTCCTTGCAGTTCTGGGCGATCAGAAGCGTGGCACGAATATCGAGGCACCGCTTGATACTATCACGCAGGCTGTTTTGCAGGCTCTTGTGTCTTACGGCGGAGCAGGCGGAAATCAGAAGATAAGCGTTACCATACCGCTTACGCTCAATGGCAGGACTATCACACAGATAGTTATTGATGATATCAACGACTATATCAAGCGCAACGGCAGGTCGCCAATAAGGGCATAGGAGGTGCAGAAAATGAAAAGCAGAGGACTTATATTCGGCAGCGAAAGGGTCGCCACACCTGCGGAAGTGAGCTTTACAAACAACAAGATATGGTCGAACAATGCAGGGCGGACGGCTAACTGTAAAATGGTGGGCGACATAAGAGCTATAAAGAAAACTGTCACACTGAAATGGTATCATCTCACAGGTGATGAGACGGCAAAGCTCAATGAGTATATCTCCAACGTTGACAGTCCGTTTTTCAGTATCACGCTCCTTGATGAGACATTTCAGGAAAGCACTTTTGACGTTTATGCAGGCGACCCAACTTATGAGGTTTTCGGCTGGGACGAAAAGCGGCAGTTTTGCAAAGGCGTTGCTGTTGACCTTATCATGCAGTAG